AATCGGTTGAAAATTCTATTGCATCTGTTTTAGATGAATCACCCTCAGTTAAGGAAGAAGTTGAACTAGATGAAGGTGTAAAAGTTACTGACAATGGTGATGGTACAGAAACAGTTGTGACAAAAACAAAAGGTTCAACATCTACTGTCCGCCGTCGTAAAGAAAATCGGTTGAAAATTCTATTGCATCTGTTTTAGATGAATCACCCTCAGTTAAGGAAGAAGTTGAACTAGATGAAGGTGTAAAAGTTACTGATAATGGTGATGGTACAGAAACAGTTGTGACAAAAACAAAAGGTTCAACATCTACTGTTCGCCGCCGTAAAGAAGGTAATCCAATTGATGCACATTCATTGAAGATGATGAAGACTGCAAAAATGAGTCACGGTACTTATGGTACAAAAGTTAAAGTGACACAAAATGATCGTAAATCGCTTTCTGGGCCTGTTGGTCATTTGCCAGAAGAGGTTGAATTGGATGAAGCAAAACTTCCAGATTGGGCACAACAAGAATTCGACTCAGCATTCAAAAAGAAATCAAAGACAATCAGACCAGATAATGATGATAGTCCTGATCTAGGTAAAGCTGATCCAATATTAGGTGCCAGAACCAAAGCATCAAATGATCGTAATGCTTTGTTATCAAAAGTTACTCGTAAAGTTACAGGTTCATATGGTAAATCAGCAATTATTGATCATGAGCATGAGCATCCAGCTGGCATGCCTGATAAGCATCCTCAACATGTTGCTTCACCTGAACTTATGAAATCATTTGGTTTACATGTTCGTGGTATTGATGCTAAGAAGGCAAGTATGCCCGCTAGACCAAAAGGTAAAGCTGCAACCCCAGAGGCGATGAAAGCATATCGTGCATCTTTGCGTAAAGTAACTGAAGCATATGATGAAGCATGGGCAAGCAGAGAAATGCATTCTGGTGCTGGTTCATCTAATCATTCATCAACTCCTGCTGCCAAAGTAGTTCGTCATGGTGTTATTCATCCTGATACTGGAAAACGAGTTGCGTCATATGATAATACCCCTCAAGGTAAAGCTAAAGCAGCAGCACATGCAGTAAAAATTAAAGGTAAAATTAGACAATTTACAGAGGAACTTGATATGGATGTAAAAAATGTTGAACAGCTTGATGAAATTTCATTAAAAACAAAGATTAATGCATATGCCAATCGTGAAGCAAATGCGTTTGAAGATGATGGGTTTGGCGATGATGTAAAACGTGGCGATAATATGCATCGCATGATTGTCAAGAAACATGGCGAAGAGGCTGGTGAAGCTGCAGACAAAGCAGCTGATGTAAAAACATTCGGTCGCAAAGATGGTCATGGTGGTTATCAGTCTGGCGACAAACTTAAGAAACATTGGAGTATGAATAATCCTCGCCTGAGAAAAGATGGCAAGATGAATAAACAAGATTCCAAGTTCTTAGGCAGTACTATTAAATCTCGTTTAGGTACTCACGGTAAATCAAACCTTCCAGAAGAATTCGAATTAACAATTGTTAAAGAAGGTTTCCAATATTTCTACGATCTAGAATTTCAAGGTGATCTGATTAAAGAAGGTGTTTCAGTTACTGAATCAGGAGCAATTAGAGATGCAGAGAAATTTATTGAAAGACTCATTAATGAAGCAATTAATGAAGAAGATCAAGTAGATAGAATTAAAAATATTGTCGATAAATATATTAAATAAATTGTGTAACACAGATCGAAGCATGTTGCTGAGACAGATGTCACAATAATAAGGAGAAGTAAAATGTCAATGATTTCAAATACAGTAGGTTCATATCCATCAAAATTACAAGGCACGATGGTCTTCGATGCTGGTGGTTCATTAAATTTTGTTCCAGGTGAAACTGTTACCGGAACAAATTTTTCTGCAAAGGTATGTAGTTGGACTGCAGCTACAAAAACACTAGTTGTTAAAAAGATTGTTGGTAATCCCGCAACAGGCATTACTGTTACTGGTGGTACATCTACAGCAGCTTGGGTTGTTGCAACAATTACTGCAACTACTTCAGGTGGTATTGGTGTTAATACAGGTGGTTGGAACATCCGTGAAACACCATCAGGTATTACCAAATCAGTTAAAGTAGGTTCACGAGTTAAAGTTGAAGTTATGTTAGCACAACAAAATCTTTCAGTTACTCGTCTTGATCTTGGAACACCTGCTACATTCACATTAACTGGTGGCGCTTGGACTGCACAAACTGATGATACATGGGATTTTTCAAGTGGTGATACTATTTCGTTCTCTATCAAATCATCTGAACCAGTTAGATTACCTGATGGTTCAACATATGCATTCACTATTACTGATGCTACTGTTCCTGTTAAGACTGCAACCTTGTTATCTTCATCAGCCGATAAAATGACTCATGTGTTTAGTTACAATGTAGTTGCTGGTGATACTACCGGATCTGCATTCACTATTACAACTGGTAATTTGGGATTGAATAGCGGAACAGCATATGAAATTGCAGATAGCGGTGCTCGCAAGGCATTAACTGCACCTATCGCAGTTGGTGGTTCATTAGCTAGTAAAACTGGCGTAACAATTCAAGCATAATATAGAAAATGGCAGATAAAAAAATATCTGAACTAACGGCAGCAACATCCGTCTCAACAACGGATGTTGTTCCTATTGTTCAAGGAACCACAACAAAGAAAATTACTGCTACTGTTTTATTTGAAAACATCCCATCATCGATTAAATATGCAGGAATATGTGCAGAAGTAGGTGCACCAGATACTGTTCAATCCGGTGCTATTTCAACTGTTACCGCAATTACATATTTGTCAAATATTACCACAAGTAGTATGATTGTAACGTTAGCTGATGGTATTCAGGGTCAAGAAAAAACATTGCTCATGACAGTTAAAACAACTGATAATATAGTTTTAACTTGTACTCATTCTTCATTCACTAATATCACATTTACTGGAATTAATCAAACTGCAAAACTTAAATTCATGAATGATAAATGGAATATTTTGTCTGTTTATGGTGCTACAGTAAATTAAGGAATCGTAATGGCAAATAAAAAAATATCTGAATTACCATTAGCAATTGATACATCATCATCTGATACATTTATGGTAATTCAAGATGGATCAAATAAACGCATTACTCTTGAAACATTATTAGGTAACTTAAATACAAACATTATTATCAATAGCAAATTAGAAAATAGAAATCTATGTATCAATGGTTTAAATAAATCTAATCTTCTATATACAGATGCTGCTACTAATCATGTGGGTATTTTAACTAATACACCTTCAGCAGCATTACAAGTCGTTGGTAATATAAAAATTGGGGAAGAAAAAGATATTGTTAGAACAATTATAGCAGTATCAGTAGGCACTAATGGATTAGATGGTTATAAAGAAGTAACGGTGACAACATCATCTTCTGAAGAAAATATAACAGGAATTTTTAATGTTGATGATATTGTATATGTAACAGGAATTGATGGAACAAATACAAATACATCTGATACAGTGTTAATTACTGCACTCAACGGTTATAAAAGTATAATTCAAGCATCCAGTTTTTCTTTTAAATATAAAATTCCAAATGCTGTTTCATTAAATGGAAGTGGCCCAAGTTTCATTTTATTAAATCCAACTCAAACAAGCGCTGATGCATCTAAAAAATTATACAAGCCAGGTGTATTAGTTTCATCTGTTGAACAGATAACACATAATTCTACATTAGGAACAAAATTTATTGATGCTAATTATGAAACTACCGGTTTAAATATAATTGGAGAATGTTCTTTTGTTTTAATTGATGAGGGTACTACAGGTCAAGAAAAGAAAATATTCTTTAAGACGGCTGATAGTTCAGGTGATAGAGCAACATTTACTAATGTTAATGGTTTAGGTTTTAATACAATTGTATTTAATGAAGTGGGTGATTCAATATCATTAAAATATGAAAATGACACATGGGTGTGTTTATCATTATATGGAGCTACGCTTTCTGTGTTATGATAGATAATTTCGTGCAGATGGCAATGAAAGCATATGAGAATCCGCATTGCACAACAATAGAAGAATTTGAAAAAGATTTGGAAAGAATTTCACATCTTAATAAGTTATTTTATAGATATTATGAAAAATCTGATTTAAATGCTGCATTGATGTTAAATCATATAATCATTTTATATAATGTGTTTAATATTACTGCATGTACTGAAATGTTATTCTTTAAAACTAAAAAAGAATATTGGTCTGGACTTAAAACATTTTTAACCTATTTGAATTATATGCCAGATTATGTCAGTAGTGTTTCGATAAAAGATAGTGATATATCAATAGATAATAATATTGCAGATGAATTAAGGAAAATTTAATGTTACTCGATAGTTTAATAGCACTTAGAATAATGTATTTACTTGTTATGCCATTTAGAAAATGGCCCGCATGTAAGCAAGGTATTATTGATGATGAGGGTAATTTAATCACTGCAAAGAAAAAGAGTTCAGACTGGACAATGCTACATAAAATGGTAGCTAAACTAAAAAGATTTATTCAATTGGCACCAGGCGGTAAATCTGTTATTGCTTCATTAATAGGCGCATATATGCTTGTTAAAGAACAATATGAGACTGATTCAGAATATATGGAAGAAGAAATATTATATCGATATGATATGATAATGAATTCATTAACTGAAGAACAATTAAATGAAGGCACTGCATTATTAGAAGAAATTGGTTCTGGTGTTGCAATTGCTGCAGGTACAGCACCAGATAAAAATGATAATGTTGAACCTACCGTTAAAAGAGTTAAAAATAAATATACTGATAGAAATATGATGTTTCGTCGCCAATCATTTAAAGAGTTTGTAAGTGACAGTAAATAGATATTTCACTAAAAACCTACCTTTAGAACAAAGATTATTTCAAGGTTTGGTAACAGAATCAATTCAAGTCATAGGACATGATGTATATTATTTGCCTAGAAAATTACAAAGATTAGATCTTATATTAGGTGAAGATATATTAAGCAAATTTGATCTTGCTATACCAATCGAAGTGTATATGAATAACATAGAAGGTGGCGAAGTTGATTTATTATCTAAATTTGGATTGCAAGTAAAAGAGCAATTAAAATATGTTATATCTAAAGAACGTTGGGTTGAAGCAATTAAAACACCTTATGGGTCAACTGGCACTAATCATTTATATAATGATTTAAGACCACAAGAAGGTGATTTATTATATGAACCTATGTCTAGTTCTCTTTATGAAATAATGTATATTGATAAAGAGAATCCATATTATCAATTAGGCACTAACTATTCATTTATAATGACATGTGAATTATTCAATTATAGCAATGAAGAAATTAGTACAGGAATTAATGAAATAGATAGTATCGAAACAGATTTTTCTAGTGATATATTACAATTTGAAATGTTATTAGAAGATGGTGCTAGAATAACACAAGAAAATGACGATTCAATGATACAAGATGCTGAAACATCAGTTGCAGCACCAAAATTTGATAAAGCTAAATCAATTGATAATGCTGCCGAATTCATAGAGTGGTCTGCTGATAATCCTTTTGGAGATATTAAATAATGCTTGGATTCAATCCTTATTATTATGGAGTAATTAGAAAAAATATTATTGCATTTGGCAAAATATTTTCAGATTTGATTATTGAACGAGAAGATGCAGATCATAACAAAGTACAAGTTATTCGTATTCCTATTGCGTATGGTCCTAAAGAAAAATGGTTGCGTAGATTACAAGAAAATCCAGACTTAAATAAACAAGTCAAAATGGATTTGCCACGAATGTCATTTGAAATGGTCAATTTTCAATATGACTCAGAAAGAAAATTAGGGCCTAATCCAAACTATTTGCGCGATACTAAAAATAGAAAAGTATCAACACCTATTCCATATAAATTTGATATTGTATTATATGTAGCAACAAGAAATCAGGATGATATGATGAATATCATGGAACAGGTATTACCATTCTTTGCACCAGCACTGATAATCAGTGTTAAAGTATTAGATGATCCTATCCAAATTATTGATATTCCTATTACATTAAATTCGGTACAGACAGAAGATAATTGGGATGAAGATTTTGAAGAATCAAGAATAATAGTAAATACACTCACTTTCACGATGAAAGGTTATTTATTTGGACCGATTCTTGAACCAAAAATCATCAAAAGAACGATTACAGATGTATCACAAAATCCAAACATGGCGACGGAAGAAGGACCAATGGATTCTACTCATACTGCTGAATTGAATCCATTTGTTGAAACTAATCTTCCAACAGATCCACATACTATTGACGAATTTTTTATTAACTGGTAATGAATCATGAGCATAAATTTACATGAAGTTATTGATATTGAGCCACATTCAGTTGAAGTTGATACATCAGGTGATGCAGTTGTAATTCCCGACGGTGGTCATAGTCCAGAAGATACCGATTTCGATTATGCTCGTGGAAATTATTACGAAATAATTGAACAGGGTAAAGCTGCAGTACATACAGCAATGCGAATAGCAGCTGAATCAGAAAATCCAAGAGCAATTGAAGTACTATCAGGACTCATGAAAAACATGGCCGATATAAACAAGCAATTAATCATGATGAGTAAAGATAAAGCAGATGTTAAAACAGCTCGCGGCACTAAATCTACTCAACCCATGCAACAAATCGGTACTGTGCAACAAGCAGTATTTGTGGGTTCATCGTCTGATTTAAATAAGTTGTTAGCTGAGAAGGCTGCAGTTAAAACAGAATGATTTCACAAGATCTTCTTGATTATCTTCAATCGTTTTCTTTTAGGGCTAATACTAACCTAAGACCGACTGGGGCGACTATATCATATACAGAAGATATGATAACTGAGCTTCTTAAATGTAAAAATGATCCAGTATATTTCATATCAAATTATGTAAAAGTAGTGCATCCTGATCGTGGTATTGTTCTTATGGAACTATATGAATATCAAGAGAGAATGGTTCGTGCATATCATGCTAATCGTAGAGTTATATTTCTAACAGCTCGACAACAGGGAAAAACTACAGTATCAGCAGCATATTTTGTTTGGTATGTATTATTCAATGATAATAAATCAGTTGCAATTATGGCAAACAAACAAGCCACAGCTTTTGAAATTATGGATCGTTTTCGTTTAGCATATGAAAATTTACCCAAGTGGATGCAACAAGGTGTTGAAACGTGGAATCGTGGTTCGGTTGCTTTAGAAAATGGATCAAAAGTGTTTGGTGCTGCGACAACAAGTTCAGGTACTCGTGGTAAAACAGTTAACATTTTGTATCTCGATGAATTTGCATTCGTTGAAAATAATTTGGCTGAAGCATTCTTTACTGCTGTGTATCCTACAATTACTGCTGGTAAAGATACTAAAGTATTGATGACAAGCACACCAAACGGGTTTAACCATTTTTACAAATTTTGGAATGAAGCTCAAACCGGTGTTAATGGTTTTACTCCGTTGAGAGTACATTGGTATGAGACACCGGGTCGTGATCAAGTATGGTATGAAGAACAAAAAGCAGTATTGGGTGAAATGAAAGCTGCACAAGAATTAGATGCAGAATTTCTTGGTTCATCGCGCCAATTGCTTACTGCAGCAACAATGAATAGGTTATCATTCGATATTCCAACAAAAGAATTTAATTCAGGCGAATATTCGGGATTGAAAATATATCAATTTCCAGTAAAGGGAAATAAATATACTATGACAGTTGATGTATCTCGAGGCCGCCATTTAGATTCATCTGCATTTATGATTTTTGATGTGTCAGAATATCCCCATCGTATTGTAGCATCATATAACAACTCTCAAGTTTCCCCATTACAATATGCTGCATTAGTTTATCATTTTGCAAACCAATATAATGCAGCATATGTGTTAGTTGAAATCAATGATATTGGTGCACAAGTTGCAGATGAGTTGTATTATACATATGAATATGAAGAATTGTATTGGTCTAAATCTGGTGATATATTGGGTAAAAAAGGTGCTGATCCATATCCAGGTGTAAGAACAACAAAGAAAACTAAACGTATTGGATGTGCTAACTTAAAAGATATTATTGAAAAGAATCAATTGATTGTGAATGATGCACAAGCAATTCAAGAATTAAGCACATTTGTTCAAGCAGATTCAGGTTCATATGAAGCAGATGAGGGATTTCATGATGACGCGGTTGCATGTCTTTGGTTGTTTGCTTGGTTAGTAACACAACCGTGGTTCGTAGATTTGTATGATAAATCTATTCGTAATCAAATGTATAACAATGCTATTTCAAAGATGGAAGATGATTTGTTGCCATTTTTTACACAAGATGGTAGGGAATTTTATGAAGAAGAAACACCAGAATCGCTTGGTATGGCGATGTTGCTGCATTGATAAATATTATAAATTCATTATATTCTTTAACTTTTTAACGGAAGATTTAAAATGCAACCTGCTGCCACTACCAATAAAAAACACGCCGAAGCTACATTGGAACAAAAAGAAATTGAAAAGTTAATAGAATTGGAAAACGATCCTCAAATCAGATTGCAATTGATGATCATGAATCGTATCAATTTATCTTTAATTACTAACACAGAAACGATTCATGAAATTGGTGACAAATTAGAAGAACACTTAACAAATTATGATTCGCGTACTAAAATCGAAGATGAAATTTTAAATAAAGGTAAGGGAGCATGGAAAGTCATTGCATGGATTGTTGCTGCTGTTCAAACTGTAGGTATTGTCATTTGGAATGATGTTAGATCAAATTTAAACAGTTTTCAAGAACAATTAGTAGATAATAAATATGTTCATGCAATATATGATTTAAGATTAAAAAAATTAGAAGATTATCATATTCATGGTTCTAACGGTGAAAAAATATATCTTCCCTCACAAGATAAAAACAAATGAAATATAACGAAATACGAACACAAATTAAATCTGGTGATATTTTAGCATGGTCACATAAATCATGGAGTTCATTTTATGATTTGCAAGTGCAAGCTATTAGAGTATTCACACAATCAGAATATAATCATATAGGTATGGCGTGGGTTGTAGGCGAGAGAATATTTGTTATTGAAGCGGTAGAACCAGAAGTAAGAATATATCCATTATCAACTCAACTTCCTTTTTATTGGATACCTTGCGGTAATGCGTATTGGGACAAACCAACCCAAGAATACGCATTATCAAAGATAGGTGAGAAATATTCGAAATGGGAAGCAATTAAAGGTTTTTTAAATATATTGAAAAATGGAAAAGATGCTACTTGGCAATGTGCGGAATTAGTTAATTGTACTTTGGTAGAAAGTAGAATGTTATCTTCAACTACAAAATCTACTCCTGCGGCATTAGTTGAATCTTTAATGAATATGGGATTTCCCATATATTTAATAAATGAATGATTTAATTATACTTTTAATGTTATTTTCCACAGTTTCATATGGTGGAGATGCTAGAATTTGTGGTGAACCAATGCGCGATACATCAGGAACAATAATAAGATCATCATCAGTTACTTACTATTTTCAAAAAATGCATCCTTGTCCCAGTACTGGTTTAAGTACAGGTGCTTGTCCAGGTTGGTCAAAAGACCATGTTATACCTTTAGCTTGTGGTGGTTGTGATTCAATTGAAAACATGCAATGGTTAAAAAATACTATTAAAACTTGTGCGGGTACCGAATGTAAAGATAGATGGGAAAGAAAAATAAATTGTAAACCTATGGAGATAGTTAAATGATTTATTACGTTATAACTAAAGAACCCACATTTTGTGCTATTACTACATTTAATCCCTATGGTATAGGATTAGATACATTGGGGTTTTCTATTTCTGAAATGGATGAACAAATTCCAGACTTAAATGTTTCATCTTGGGATTATGAAAATGCTACTTTTGTTGAAAGTTTAACTAAATTGACTAAATTAAAGTTTCAAAGTAAATTTACCATGCAAGAAAGAATTGCAATAAGAAATTCTACAGATCCTATTGTTATCGATATTATGGCATTGTTAGATGCAGCAGAATATGTTGAAGTGACTAACTCACAAACCATTCAGAGTATTAATTATCTTGCTATGGTTGGGTTAATTGCACCAACTAGAATTGCGGAGATTCTTATCTAATGGCAGCACCAGTATACGCAACCGATCTTGCTACTACAACTGCAGATACTACTAAAGGTACTATCTACAGGCAGGATAGCACTACAGCATTAACAACAACTGGGTGTTTAGGTACATTAACTCATTCTGAACCTACTGGTAGTACTGCTGGTGGTATACCTACGGAAGATACCGATTATTTTATTTTGGGTGTTGCAACTGCTGATAAATCATTTAACGCAACAGGTTTGGGTGGTTTAGGTGTAACTTCAACTAATTCTGCATCAGTGCCTACTGATGGTGCAATATTTGTTTGGGGAATGTTCACTGCTCCAAATTCAGTGAACGTAAAATCTAGTGGAGGTATCCAGGTTGTTGTTGGTAGCACCGTTGCCAACTATAAACGATATTATGTAGCTGGTGAAGATTCACATCCATATGGTGGATGGAGATGTTATCCAGTAAGTTATACATTATCATCAAACGGAACAACTATTGTTAATCAAGGAACTCCCGGCGCATCACCTGCATATTTCGGTATGGTTTATAATGTGGATAATGCTGTTTCTAAAGGAAACCCTGCAGCCCTTGGGGGCATTCGTTTTGGTCGAGGATATATTCTTTGTACTAATGGTGATTTAGCAAACGGATATGCCACTTTTACTGGTGCAAGTACATTCAATGATTATAATAATGGTACAAATGGATGGAATAGATTAGGTATTTTACAATATACCGCTGGTGTGTATCAATTTCAAGGTTTGTTTCAAATGGGGTCATCTACTACAGCAGTTGATTTTAGAGATTCAAACAAATCAATTGTTATTAACAATACAGAATTTGTCACTGCTAACTTTAATACATTTGAAGTTCAAAATGCATCTAGCAGAGTTGATTGGACAGGTATTACGATTACTGCTTTAGGAACTGTATCAAAGGGCAGATTTATAACTACTGATAATGCAGATATTAATAAAGATACTTGCACATTTACTGATATGGGTACATTTAGTTATTTAGCTAATAGTACAATTCTTTCAACAACTTATCGTAGATGTGGTGAAGTGACACTAGGTAGTGGAGTGATGACTGGATGTACTGTAGAAGCATCAACATCTACTACGGGTGCAGTGACATTGTTAACCGCAACTACACAATCAGGATTGCAAGCAGAATTAGATAAATTAACTAGTACTAATTTTGTTAATAACACCACTCCAGCTGGAGCGTTAAGATTAGTATATACTGGTACAGCAGGACCGATTTCTCTTTCAATGTCATCTAATACATTTAGTGGCAATACTGCTGATATTAGATGGGAAGCAACTACAGGAAGTAATCTAACAATAAACAAATCAAATACAGCAAATCCAACAACATATTCTGCAACCAATAGTAATACAGTAACATTTACAGCATCGTATCCAATCACAGTAACTGTTAAAGATGCATCTGGTAATTTAATTACTGGCAACGGAACATCAACGGGCGCCAGAGTATCAATATTTAAAGATTCTAATGTAAAAATATCATCAGCATCGTGGGCAACTAATGTTATAACAGTAAATACTGCTGCGGTTCATGGGCTGTTAGTAGGTAATACTGTTTTAATAACTGGTGTCCAACCTGCAGGATATAATGGAATTTATACCGTAGCAACAGTACCAACAACATCACAATTTACTGTAGCGAACGCCGTTAACCCTGGAACACATGTTGCAAATACGGGTACATCAACATTAAATGTATTACCAGCAACATTTACTAATGCATCCGGGCAAGTAACTGGATCATATAGTGGATTAATTTCAATTAGAACAAAAGTACGTTATGCATCAACTACTGGGCAAAAATTCGTTTCGCAAGATATTGGGGGAAGTATAACGTCAGCTGGATATGATTTAGAAGTTTCTTTGATTCCAGATTCTATCGCAATTTAATTTATTATAAATATATAAATAATAATAAGATTTTAACAACAGGAGTAAAAAACTATGTCAGATACAATTTTAGGCGGTGATATTGCAGTATATTATTCCGCAGACAACAATCAAAAGCGCCTAAAGTGGACAGGCACGGGCGTTACTGGTACAACAACAGGTGTAAGAACTGTGCGCGAAGTATATTCTGCACTACAAGATTTGTTTGATGAACTAGCGCAGATGGACGACGGTGTTCCGATGTCAGCACAAACGCCAACAGAATACACTATTGGCGCTATTGACGCTTCAGACACTATTCCTTGGTTTATTGATGATTATACATTGCAATTTCTTAAGGGAGGTGCAATTCAAACTAAGAAATGGACTCGTGTTACGGGTATGCAAGCAGGTATTTTAAAGATTGCTGTAACAGCTAACACTTCTATCGTTTATGCAGATATTGGTAATACAGTAACTTGTACTGTAGGTAATACACAATCAACAGGCGTATTGCTTGATATGCAAGGTTCTGGTGCAACATCAGTGTTCTTTATTCGTCCTACTGATGCTACAGCAACTCATGATTTTACTGGTGTTACTACATTTACATGTAATGCTCACACAACTGGTGTAATGGTCGCAACAATTACAACAGGCGAAGCATTATGGGCAAACATTTACTCACTAGGTTCGTTAACTGTTGATAAAGGTAATAACCCAACATCAGACTTGTATGTATATCGTAACGGTATTAAGTATTATGGATTCAGTTCTTCAGGTGCTACAGCAACATATCAATGGTGGAAATCAGGTCACTTTGACGTATTGATGAAAGTCAAAGAACCCGGTGCTCAAACATGGACGTCAGCACAAGCAGCATTATCTGCTTCAACAACAACAACATCAACTGTCACATTAACTGCAGGTGATACATCTAAGTTACGAATGGGTGATGCTGTATTTGGTTCAATCATTCCAGTTGGCGCTACAATTTCTGCTATTACAGCAATTCGTGTATTTACTATTGTATTCCCAACTACAACTACACCTTCAAATGCTGCAACATCTGTATTTACTAACACAATTGATGGATCGTATGTAACAGTGTTCAACAGAGAATATGATAACACATATGATTATTTTAATGTGGACTTGTATAACGGCGGTCGTAACCCAATCCCACTTGCAACTGGTGATGACTTAAACAACCACACTGCTACGAGAATGTTTGTAGGTAATGCTGGTACTGGTACGGGTTTTGTGACAAACGAAGTTATTTATACAGGCGCATCACTTTTAGCAGCAACTGCAAAAGGTGTTGTTACAAAGGTATCTGGAACTGCTCCTAACCAAACTGTTTATTATTATTTAATTGGTGATATAACAGAATTAACAGCAACAGTTACTGGTGCAGTATCTGGTCAAACAGCAACTGGTTTTAGCACATCACCAACAGCATCAGATGAAGCAACAAACCCAGCAACATTAGCAACATCACCTACTGTGACATTAGCAGGAACAACAGTTAATATTGGTAACGGTGCAGGTGCAAAACAATATGCTATTGTTGTTGATCCTGTATCAAATACAAACCGCTTATCAACAGTTTATGAATGGTTAAAGTATAAAACAAGACGTGGTGAAACAACTTGGAACCCAACAAACGACACATCTATTAAAGGTGAGCGTTACATTGGTCCAGATACATTATTATATTATGCAGATGGTCCTACAGGCACATATGCTTCTGGCACATTGATTTTCCAAGCAGCAACTGGTGCTAGTGGTTATGTTGTTGCACAAGACATAACATCAGCAACAAACTACATTCTTGTTAGAAATACTCGTGGAACATTTAATGCTTCTGCAGTTATTGATACTGCAGGTGTTACAGTTACACCAACATCAGCAACAACAATTACTCCTATCAAACCTAACCCATTCGGTACGTTTGCTGGTGGTAAATACTTTGCTGCACCTGGTGTTGCTGTTAATATAGCTAATTTGAATTCATTAGACGTTCAAGCATATCAATTAACAGCTTTGACTGATTTCTCGGTTCAAGTTCCACCTAACTTAGTGTCTGTTGCTATTACTGGTTTGTTACCTTCAGATGGCGCTGGTATTTTTAGAACATCAGTCGGTGCAATTAATAAATCAGTATATACAAGTGGTGCAGGTAATACATTATCAGGAACTTCATTAGTAATGAATGCAACAATTGATGCATCAGAACCTGCAGCAGGTTATATTCGTATGGTTTCGATTAATGCTGGTACGGGTATGAATGAAGAACATCGTTATCGTTATTCTTCATGGACAACAACAACATTTACATTAGCATCAATTACAAACTTATCATTGTTAACACCTACTGTTACACAAGTTAGTGGTAATTTATTCCAAATTGTCAATACAACAAATGCCATTGATGCAAATGCCCAAGTTGGTGATATGATTTATAACTTCACTAACACATCACATCGTTATGCTTCTATCGTTTCAATTTCTGCTGATAGATTAACCATCACATTTAGAGTATATGGTGCAACTCCAGTTGTGGGTGATTGGGTAACAGGTAACGTAGTTTATATCAATAAGATTGTCAAAGCATATGTTAATAGTACAGATAAAGCATATGTTCCTATTATTGATAAAAATTGCACAACAAGTGACACATATGATGCAGTTTCAGGTACATATTCAATCGCTAACTCATTGATTCACTCATCTGATATTCCTGTTCTTGTGCGTGTTCGTCAATATAAGTTAATTCAACCATTTGAACAAGCAACATCTGTTAAATCTACAGGATTAACTGTATCTGCAATTAGAACTGCTGACTCAATTGCCCAATAAATAGTACCACAGGGTAATTGAATAGGAGAAAATTATTATGGTAAGTGATGAACAAAAGGGGGAGATCCTTAGGGATCTCCCTAAATTGCATGATGTTATTTTAACATGTGAGAAATCTAAATTACAATATGAACAAAATATTATTCAAGAGCAACAACATATGATGGATTTGCGTATTGCTATGTCTGAAGATGATGAGCGTGTCGAAGCAGGAAAACGTCCGTTATTTGAAAAAGATGCAATGAAAGTGAATATTCAACGTCATAAAAATAATATTGAATTGTTCAAAGACACAATTGAAAAAGAAAATGCAACCATTTTCAGAGTACAAGGAATGATAAAAGTTCTTCAGGAAGATTTAGAAAAGAAACCTGAAGTTATCACATTTGACGCTCGTGGTAAAAATGGTGATTTTGACCTTCGAGCATATGAAGCACAAAAATGAGGATAATGCTTCATGGCGATAAGAGGAGATGTATGGATTGATTGGGATGCATCACCCAGATTAATCTGGGTGAGAGCACCATCAACGAATATTTTAGTTCAAGACATTGTCGATACTCTGCGTACTTTAGAAGCAGACCAAATTAATTTAGCTTATCCTAAATTAATTGAAGCATCTGGTAAAGCATATCTTTATAGTGATAGTACATCTGATTATTATACAGGTATTGTATTACGATTATTAAATGCTCAAATTGCATTTGAAGCACGACCAGGTCCTGATTATATTCAATGTTCAATAACAGGTGGTGATATTGTATCTCAAGACGATTTGGGAGACAATATCAATCCTGTATATCCAACATCGTTTACACAAATTCTTATTGCAACATCAACATCACCAACTCTTGTTACTACTACTTCTGGAGATGGAGTAGGTACAGTTGAACAAGTAAGAGATGCTGTTTGGAATGCACCAATAGCAAATCATATAGTATCTGGATCTTTTGGTCATTTTATGCAGAAAAAAGTTTTGACTATAGCTAAATATCTGGGATTAAAATGACATATCCTATCGTAGTTATATCTGAAGATAAGTATGTTGAATTATTAGAGGTAGGTGAAGAAACCATTATTCAAGTGGTTGATACTACTTCAGAATCAACAATTATAGTTGAATCTGATCCTCAACCGCAAATTGTTGAAATAGATAAAATTGAAGTTGTTATAGAAAAAGATGAATCAGTTACTTTATTAACTGCATCTGAACAAGGTCCAATGGGTCTTCGCGGACCACAAGGTGAATCTGGTCCACAGGGAATTCCCGGCATTCAAGGCCCTGTTGGTCAAACAGGATCATTAGGTCCGCAAGGACCGCAAGGAATACAAGGACCGCAAGGAATACAAGGAATACCCGGATCATGGGAGGAAGAAATGCCATATGCTAAAAAAATAGATTTTGTTAATGACAATACAATTTATACTGGTAAAGCCGCTGTTGGTTCTTCTACATCATCTCCAGTTTGGCAAATTTCAAAAACAACATTAGAATCTGACGATGATGTGACTATTGAATGGTCAGAAGGATCAGCGAACTTTGATAAAATTTGGAACAATAGAAATTTATATAATTATCAATAATTATCTTAATTAAGGAATATTCATGAAACCAGCTACTTTAAATATAACAATTTATCAGGGATCAACATTTATTAAACCATTTCAATGGAAAACTGGTGATCCATTAACACCTGTTGATTTAACTGGTTGCTCAGCAAGAATGGATATAAGAAAAAAATTAAAAGATGCTGAGCCTATTATTTCATTAACTACAGAAAATGATAGAATTGTCATGACTAATGATGTTGAAGGAAAGTTTGAAATTAGATTAACAGCAGAAGAAACTGCTTTATTAGAACCGATGACTGGTGTATATGATTTTGAAATTGTGTATTATGGTGGAGAACCAGTATATAGATTATTTGAAGGTAGTATAACAGTTGTTGCGGAAGTTACAAGATAATACATGGCGTCTAATTCATCAATCACTTCTTCTTTAACTTTTGGTGTTATTGAAACCAGTGAACATTTTGCCACTGTAATTGAAACTTCTGGAATTCAGGGGCCTCAAGGAGCGCCTGGTTCTTCTGGGCAACCTGGACCTGCAGGACCACCAGGTCCACCGGGAACTTCAACATCAAATGCATCTGAAATTGCAATTGAAGCTGGTGAGAACTTATTATTGGGTGCACCTGTATATATAAATAATAATAAAGCATATTCAGCTACTTACACAACAAACCCAACAATTATTGGTTTGATTAAACAAAATATAAATGTTGGACTTGCTGCAACAATTGTAACATCAGGATCTTTTAATATGCCAAATTTGATTTCTGGTGCAATATATTTTTTGGGAAATAACATCATAACAAATGTTTCTCCAAATTCTGGATATGTAATAAGATTAGGTAATGCAATAAACGATAATACTTTAATGATAAATATTGAAGAACCTATACTTTTAACATGAGGATTATAATATGTTTGATTATATGAAATATAAAGCAAAACCATCAGAATCATTTGAACAGGCACAAGAACGCTTAAAAGAATTAAATAGTGAACAGAAAGATGTATTACAAGATGATAAAAAAGATAGTAGCATTATTTTAACAAAAGAAAAACAAAAGAAATAATTTTTAAAGGAGAATACAATGGCTGTTCAAAAACCACTCGTAATTATTGCAGGTCAAATTCAACAAATTCCATCTGGTGATACATTATCAGCAGCATCATCAGAAGTAGATGTTGTATCTATGACTAATGCTAATGCCGGCGCAATCACTTTAGGCATGCCAGTATATGTTTCAGTTGCTGGATCAGTTAATAAAGCAGCTGCTGGTGCCGCAGGAACAGCTAAAGTTCTTGGTCTTGTTAAAGACGCATCAATCGCTGCTGCCGCTTCTGGATTTATTCAAACAGATGGTGTTATTTCTTCAGCTGACTGGACAGATGTCGCTGGCGGTACTACACTTACTGCAGGATCGATATATTATCTTTCAGCAACTTCAGGTCAATTAACTACAACTGCACCAAGTGGTTCAGGAAGTTATGTTATGAAGGTAGGTATGGCTATTAGTACTACTGAATTCGAGATCGATACTGATCGCGGCGGTGTTTTACTAGCTTAAGCAAATGGAACAGAGACCTCTTGTTATCGTCAATGGGCAAATTCAGCAATTGCCTATTGGTGACACTATAGTTGGTGCAACAGGCGGACCTGCTGCATGGATTGAACCTGTATCTGTATGGAATAATGGCGAACCACAAATAGTTTTTGATGGTACTGGTGATGTGGTGATGGTAGATGCTTCATAAAAACATTCCTGCAGCTGATATCCACAAAATATACTCATGGACTGTTGCTAATGCTACTGCCCGTAATGTATTATCTGTAACTGTTAATGATATTGGTAGAGTTTGTTGGGAATTAGATACTGATGACACATACATGTTAAAAAGTGCAGATCCAGCTGTGTGGATCGCACTTGGTAAAGTATCCACTGTTCCAGGTACAATAAATGCTTATGATGTTGCTGTTACAGTTCCGGGATTTTTTAATACGCAGGTTGGAGCACTCAAGAGATTTATAACAATATCGGGCACGTTAGTATCTATACGAGCATGCACATCTATTTCTGTTGTGAGTACTGTTGAAACTCATTTATTAACAAATGGTGCAAACCCATTAACAGTTTCAATACCAGCTGGTCAGTTAGATAGCGGTATTATTGCAGTAAATAAACCTCTAGTTGTAGGAGATTATCTCTCTCTAGATGTGATAGGCGGCGGCTACGATCTTGTTGTAGTTGCTAAAATTCAAGTGGCATAAGGAATAGACAATGACGATTACTACGACTGTTCTTGGTGACAATACCAAGAAACTCTCAATGAGCGGTGAGGCTAATAGCCAAAGTATCATCACTGGAATTAATAGTACCCTAGCTACTATGGGTTGGGCACTATACGATACTAAAGGCTCCACAGATGGTGGCGCAGCGAATGCACATACTTTATATAATGGTCTTGTAACTTGTGTGTATCGTGCCGTTTGTGCTGACGCTACAAACTACAAATACACAATTATTCGGTACGACACTATCAAGCAGCTTATGTATATGAGTTGCAGTGAGGGGTGGAGTATTGGAAGTAAAGCGCCAATCAATGAATGTTGGACAGGAGCTGGAGTGCCGATGGGTTTCCGTCAGGATAATTGTGATATCTTGATTAACGCAAACGCACGTTGGCTATGGATACAAACGTTCCTCCACACAGTACCTAGCACATGGAGCATGGTTACAGAGTTTGAGCGTGAAGCGCTTGAGGATACTCCTGCCGCAGGAGTGCCGTGCTTTGCTTACATCTCTCCGTCCTTTGTATGCGGCATAGACGATCACGCAAACACGGACACATACTCTTATGGTCTTAACTTTCCACGTTTGCGTGACGGCAGTACTGGGTACTACGCAGCTTCGCGCATGAGGTTCTCGTCTGCTTCTCGCTTGTTCCTACATTACAACAACAGAGGCGGTATTGGCTTACCAATAAACCAGATCGGTGGAACATATGGTTGGGATAATGGTAAGAAACAAGTACATACGCTGAGTGCAGTTTCCGGTTATGTTAGCAGTTATACTGAGGATATAGGATCATTTAAAACGGGGCGCATGTACGGTGCAAAATTAACGAATATTACTAATGCTGCACATCTTGATCAAGTTGAATTAAAAGTGGATGGTTCTTTATTTCATGATCCATCAGGTACTAATGCAACACATGTTGTTATTCATTTTAGCGGAGCAAACGGACCCGGCGGTGTTTATCGTACCGCATCGCAGAACGGCGACGCAGAGTGTGGCGCTATAGCTAGGAGATTCACCGCTTGCGGGTCTGGCACCATAGTAAATGCCGTTACGTCAGACGGAAAGAACATGTATTTCGCCACAAGCTCTGGCGTATACAAAGTAAATGCGGCCACTATGGCTAGTACGTACAACAGTACTATTGCTGCGAATAACTGCTACGATATCCAGTACGACGGGGCACGCTACGTCTATGCGGCAGGGTCTGTGCAGCTATGGCGTATAGACACAACGACTGATGTGGTTGACTCGTTAGCTTTAGCTAACGGCTGTATGAATATAGCCATAGACGCTAATTACATTGTATGCGCCAGCCGAATTATCAGTACTAGCAACCCGGTACATGTGGTCTCCCGCGCTACGTTTACTGCAGTATCCGGTTCTCCGTTTGCTAATCCATTTGTAGCACCGTATGGTCAGCAGTACGGGCAAATCACCACTGACTACAACGGTGGGTTCTATTTTGCCAATAACTGCGATGCCACTGCGTATAACTCTAGAATCTATCGATTTGAGGCGTCCGCTAGCGGCTTTGGCTATACTGGCCAATACGTGAATAACGTGGCCAGTAACGACAAGACAGGTTGCATATACTCTCCTGTGAATGATCTAGTATATTGTTGGGGAGTGCATGTCAACACAGCGCAATACTTTAAGGTCATGTCTGCCAATAGGGCGTTTAGCTTAGTAAATGCCCCATCCACTACTGGCCTTTCTACATCGTTTACAGCAGGAGCGACCGCTACCCCATACAAGGTCAGTATGTTCATACGCGGCGGGGCCGTATATATATCTACTGCGAACACCACAGCCACAGCGACAGCTGCAGGTATGAACGTCCATGTGCCCTCCACAAACGTAGCAAACGGGTATCTGATAAACGTTAGCCGCTATCAGTGTCCTACTGGTACCGATGCTGCACAAGAGTCTCACTACTCCTTAGCCTATGACGGAAACCGCATGATATGGGGACAGCTAGGTAAGGCTATGATTATTGATAGCACTAACGGCTATCACGACAATCCGGTCAACGGTATCTTCAAGAACTGGTCACATTTTCTTCTACCCATTTAAAAGGTAATACAACATGACAATGACAACTACTATAATGGGTCCAAATACCAAACGGATCAACATATCTGATAATGATTACGACCAGTCTACTGTAATTACTTATATTCGGAACGTAATTACTTCTATGGGATGGTCGTTATATGACACATTTCAAGCTGTAGATCCTTCTGTTGTAGGTAGTTTCCCTGGAGACGGCACATGGGGAGGTTTTGTTTTTAGATCTTTAAACTATGATGGTGTCAGCTACAAATATGCAATTTTGCGCTTTGATACACCACGCCGCTTTATGTACTTGTCGACATGTGAAAGTTGGAACAATACAACGCACGTACCTACTAATGAGTGTTGGACTGGGCATGGTTTTCCTATGCCATGGTCTCCAGACTATTGTGATATTGTTATCAATGCAAATTCACGTTGGTTGCTCATACAATCATATCTTAATGGTGACTCTGGTAACTGGTGTGCCGTCATGGAGTTTGAGCGCGAGGCAGAGGAGGATACGGCAGCAGCGGGGTTCCCTTGTTGGGCGTTTACTTGCAGCGAGTTACACATGCAGTACGACAACAACGGTATCGAAGTCCCTGCTTGCGCACTATTCGGATACTGCTTCCCTAGATTACGGGACGGCAGTACTGGATACAACGCAGCAGTTCGTATGGGTACAATTTCTGGGTCGAGATTGTTCCTTAGCTGGAACTCTAATATCGCATCTAGTATGCCAGGTTCCTCAATGTTGTATGAATGGGATCCTAGCAAATCACAAGTGCATTCACTATCACCTACCATGGTAGGTGAAGGAGATACACCATCACTTAATGGATTAGGACATTTTAAGTATGGCAGAGCTTTTGGTTTCAAGCTCACTCGGCCGATTACTGGCGCCGAGCAGATGAATAAATTGTCACTTAAAGTAGATACTGATGGATTTTTTGACCCTACAGGCTCTGCTACTGATCACTTTGTATTTCCTTTTAACGGTAGTGGTCCATTAAGATCTCGATTTTATATAAGCACCGACGCTTTGTCGTATGGTCCTCAATACACGACATGTGTAATACCAGGAGGTTCTACCTATTATGTTAATGCTACTGCTCATGCTGGCGCATTCTGGTATGTAGCAACGAGCAACGGCATCTATAAAATTAATGGATCTACTAACGCAGTATCGGCAGTAATCTCTGGTACCTCTGGTACGTTTTTCAGCGACATAGTGTGGGATGAATCGACCGGAATGGTTTGGGCCGCTGGCCCATTGCATATTTGGAGAATTAATCCAGCATCTAGTGATGCGGTTACCTCTTACGCAGTAACTGGTGGTGCCAAGCAGCTAGTAGTGACGAATGGCAAGATCATCGCTACGTCTCGCCAGTCGGCCACCACGCTTAACGTGTCCTCTTTGAATAAGAGTAATCAAACTGTGCAGACAGTTACTACTAGCGGCTGGGCTGCAGCAGTTAACTGGAGCGGCGCTACTTACTGCTACAATGGATATGTGGCAATGATGATGGTAGGTAGTGCAACAGCAGGTGACCATCGCCTGATGATATATGATGTTGTGAATAATACTCTCACTGCTGCGTACACCCTGAACATACCAAGTATAGCTGTAGGCGGTTTACACTACAGCCCAGTATCAGGGATACTTACAGCGACGTACCAAGTACAGACGTCTACTATCTACCTAAGGGAATTTACTGTAGAGAGTAACGGCGCGGTAACTCTAGTGAACTCCCCGTCATCCATCAGGTTCAACACCATAACTGCAGCCGTTGCGTCGAACAACATTAACGTACAGTATGCATTCAACTACCACGGAGGTGTGACTTTTAGCGGATTGAGCGCTACAGAGACTAGCTCAGGGTTGCCAGCGTGTATCAATATCCCGTCTACCTTTACAGGAAACAGCTACTCAGTTAACGCCAACTGGTATCAGCTAGACGAAAGTACTCTCTACAAGACCAACGTAAACTGGTCTTTCGATGGTGTGCATATAGTAGCTAATAGAATAGGCACAGTACTCATCATGCGTAATACCTTTGCCTATAAGTTCCCGGCAGGGGCATACCCTTACACATCGCCTGCTCTTTTGGCATTGCCTTGCTAAATTAAATCATGACTATTGACCTTATCAACATAGTTTCTGCCCCCGGTGAGTATACTCAGGTGGACACATATAAAATACAAGCTAATGGATTTGATAGTACTATAGTTAGTGGTATGTTTGGTAGGTATTTAAATATAAAAATTTTAGCTATCACAGACAACGCAACTGGATTGGGAGCAAATTCTGGAAGGTTTGCAGGATATACTTATCGTAAATATTATAGTGAATTTGGTAATACGTTAAATTGGCAAGCAGGAACAGTTGGATCAAAAGCATATATACATCATGGGGTGGATGTTCCTGTGGCACAACAACGTCCCATAATGTCTTTTATGTTTGAGTATCTTAGATATGATGGGAGTGTCCCTGACCCAACATTTAATACAGGGATTCAATACTGGAGTTAATTATAATGAATATAACTTATGAAAATGTTGCACAACTTACTGGAGCTCTTCCTTTTATATACGTTAATATTTTAGAAGAAGATTTGCAAGAAATTAATGTTGCAATTTATAAAACAATTTTAAATAATATAATTTGTGTAGCATCTATGAATGAAATTCCAAATCTTAATTCAAAAAGGGTATTCCCAATTCAAGAATGACTATTCATGCTAAAGTTACTGTTGGTGATATTCATGCAATTCATAATTGGATACTATCAAACACTATTGAACGAGATGCTCTTTCAGTGTCATCTCTTGATATTGGGAAAGTATGTTGGCAACAGGATAATGATACATATTGGGTATTAAAAACTGCAAGTCCAATGACATGGAATTCATTTGGTGGGAGTTCATCAGTTAATTTAGATGGTGGATCAGCAATAACCAATTATGGCGGTATATCATCAAATATTGACGGAGGTTCAGCTTAAATGGCAGTGCAAATTCAACTAAGACGTGATACAGCAGCAAACTGGTGCTGGCACAGAATGTTTGATAAAAGTTAACTGTGCTCACACACCAGAAGATATAATGCCAGATGGATTTACTTATATTGAAATTATCAACAATATAGAAGCCGCTAGAACACTATTAAATTCATCAGAATGGATTGAATAAATATATCAATAATAGTTTTAAGGAAATATAATGATAGATACGCGCCAAGGATTAGCTGATTTTTGTCTCCGCCAATTAGGGGGTGGAGTTGTTAATATAGAAATATCAGAAGAACAAATAGACGATAATCTCACAAATGCAATTCAATTTTATCAAGAATTTCATTTTGATGGTATAGAAAGGGATTATGTTATTCGTAAAATAACAGGTACAATACTTGGATTCGCAGATGTTGTGGGATTATCTATAGGTGATGCAATTTCAAACAATGATGGATCCACTACTTCGTCAATAATTGCAATTGATACTATAACTAAAAAAATTACTATAGATAAGATCAAAGGAACAGCATTTACAAAATCAATGATTATTAGTAATGGAACAGTCTCAAAAACAATAACTTCAGTTGTGTTAGGTGACGTTGATAATAAATATATTGAAGTTGAAGATAGTGTTGTAGGTGTTCTCAGAGTTCTTAATATTAACAAACTCATTAATACTACAGAATACTTGTTTGATGCAAAATATCAAATTATGATGAATGAGATTAGAAATCTAACTTCAGGTTCAACAGCATATTTTTATGGAATGATGAATTATTTGGGACATTTAGAATTCATTCTAAATAAAGAAAAAGATTTTAGATTTAATCGTCGCATGAACCGTATCTATTTAGATATTAATTGGGGTTCAGATTTAAATATAGGAGATGTCATCACTATCGAAGTTTATAGAGCTCTTGATGAAGATACATGGGCAGAAATAATGAATGATATTTGGTTAAAACGATATACAACTGCACTATTAAAAAGACAATGGGGAACAAATCTCAAAAAATATCAAGGCATGCAATTGCCAGGTGGTTTGACATATAATGGTCAACAAATTTTCGATGAGGCAATTGTTGAAATTAAAGAATTAGAACAAGAAGCAAGAGAAATGAGTGCACCATTATCATTTATGGTTGGATGAAGGAGATATAATATGTTATTTTTGACAAAGTTTTTTGAAATAATTGGTATTCGTGGTATAATCATTATTTTGTTACTTCTGTTTATTGGTGCTGAAACAATGGTAATTAAAGCAGTTCGTGTAAAAAACAACAATTTGCAAGATACTATTATTCTTCTTAACACAGAAATTAGACATTTAAAAGATAAAATCAAAGATCAAAATGATGCTGTTGATAAAGCTGCAAAAGATAAAGAAGAACTTGATTTACGTTTAAAACAGAATGATGGTAAAATTGCTAAACTTAATAAAGAAAATGCTTTAATGAAAGCAAAGTTAGAAAAATTACCGTTAGCGGTTAATTGCATTGATGCAATGACAGAACTTAAATCACAATCTAATATTATTTCTAAGAAATGGAATACACAATGAAATTATTATTCTTATTGATACCATTTGTATTAGTTGGTTGTATGCATAATCCAGAAAGAGAATGTACAGAAACATGTACTATCAAAGTTCCTGTTTATGTAAAACCTGAATTTAATATGCCTGAAAGACCTATCTTACGAGATACATTAGATGCATCAAGTGATGGTGAAGTTGTTAGATCTGTTGAATTGAACATGTTTGATCTTATGAATTATACCCTCAAACTTGAATCAATACTGGTTGAAATCAAGAAGTAATCGTCTTATCAATCACTTATCAATATCATTCATTACCCAACCGACATGCCATTCTTACATTATTGTCAAATTTTGTCAAATTTATTTTGATTGTTGACAAAAAACCGTTGTAGGAATACAATGAACAAATCATGAAATAATTGAGAGGTTTTTACTATGAGTATGTGGATTGATCATTCCTATGCTAAACAACTGGTACCACAGTTAAAGGGTTACAAACAGAAATCTATTTCACCATTCTTAGCAAATTTTGCTTGTCCTATTTGTGGTGATTCTGTAAAAAATAAAAGAAAAAAACGTGGTTATCTTTTTGAATATAAAAACAATTTGACTTATAAATGTCATAATTGTGATGCTTCTATGTCTTTTGGTAATCTTTTGAAACATGTTGATTCATCAATGTATGATCGATATGTGTTAGAAAACTATAAAGATGGTGCAAAACATCATGGTATGAAAGAGGAACCAGATTTTTCGGTTAAATTTCCTGAAAAACACGTACCTGAAACTGTCAAATACATGCCCAATATCTTAGAGGGATTACAATCTATTGATGAATTAGATGAGGATCATCCTGTTCGTGCGTATATTGAAAAACGACAGATTCCAGAAGAGTTTTGGATGCGTATGTATTATGCACCGAAATTTATGACTTGGGCTTCAATGAACACTGATAAATTTCATGTTACTGAAAAAACCAAAGATCATCCACGATTAGTGATCCCATGGTATTCTGATCATGGTGTTTTGTTTGCATATACGGCTAGATCATTCGCTAAAGAAGAACCTAGATATTATTCAATTACATTAGATAGCAGCATACCAAAATTTTATGGTGAAGAACGACTGGATGTGAACAAACCTATATATGTAGTTGAAGGACCAATCGATAGCATGTTTCTGCCGAATGCAGTTGCAGTCGGCACTTCTGCAATTGGTAATTTTCAAAATCGCACTGCTAATGTGACATATATACCTGATAGGGACGTAAGAAACAAAGAAATCATGAAAATTGTAAGGAAGTTAATTTCCGATGGTAGAAAGGTGTGTTTGTTACCGTTAAATCTGAAAGGCAAAGACATTAATGAAATGTGGTTGAATAACTTTTTGACAAAAGATAGGTTAATGGATATAATTATTAAACATACCTATCATGGGTTGCAAGCAGAAATGGAATTTACAAAATGGAGTAAGGTATGACAGATATATGGAAAATGAAACGTCAGATTGACAGGGATCGAAGAGAATTTGAAAATGAAGCAATGAAAGATTATGATCGTGATGTTTATTTTCCTGCTAGAAAGAAATTGATTGAGGAATGTCGTACATTGAGACATGTAGAAGGACATTATTATGATAATGGTTTAGGATGGACATTTTTGTATTGTGGTAAATGTGGTATTGTTATGCAAAAATTTGGGCCAAATGATGAAGTGTTAATTGAAGGTATCGATTTTTAAGGAGAAGTGAAATGACTAAGACATATACGTTTGAATGTTATGATGATGAAACTGGTGATTCTACAAACAAGATTATTCATGTTGATAACGAAAATAATACATGGAGTGGGTATGACGGACCGATGTGGCAATTCTTTGACTTTTTGAAGGGTTGTGGATTTGTGTTTCATCACAATGCAGAAATTGGTGTAATGGATATTGATAAAGACAAATTTGTAACTGCAGCAAGCCCTTTGGGAGGCGGATGGGATGAGTGAGGTGAAGAGAATGAGTGAGATTACATTAGTTGCAATTACAGTTCTTACCGATTTTTCTTAATATGTCTTGTGTGTTCAGGTAAGTTTCTTGTTACACGACAACAAATGCATGTTACTTTTATTCGTTGATATGTTCTTTTTTCTTTTGATTTAAATAATGGATTCTTTTTACAGTTATTGCCGTGGTGTTGACTGTAGTTTGATTTTCCATGAACTTCCATGCCACACCATTCACATATTTTAGAGTGAATTTGTTTAGAAAAATGAGTATTATAATGAACAGTAAGAGAATCTATGTTGATATTTCGATGACAAATCGTGCAGCAGCATTTACGTGGAGGAGAATTTTCTTTGGTGCCATTAATAGATCTTTTTAAATTTGATTCTTTTGAATGTACTTTACCAGCGTTCAAATTTGACATTAGTTCGCCAAGTTTTTTCTTTCGCTCAAAAGCACCATTCCACGATTTGCGAACTGAGGAAGACAATATTGTTGGGTCAGATTTAAAGTGCGGAATGTCATTTATATTTGAGAAGAACATTTTATTTAAACACAATGGATTATTAAAATGTTCTTCAATTGTTTGCTGTTCAAACTTAAATGCCGATTCACTATCAAAAAATTCTGCCATCACTTCAAACGAAAATGATAATTTATTTTCCTTAACGTGTTTAGATGATGAAAAGTATTTTACCCCTATATCAAATGAGGCATTAACTTTATTTGCTTTTCTAAATCCAATATAAAATTCACCTGTTTGTGTGTTTACTGCTCTATATACATATGGTAATATCATTTTGTATCTCCAATTTCAAGGGACAGCTTAGACTCCAACTAAGTTGATGAATATTGACAGTATTCATCTAACCTTATATATTTATGTAATGAAAGGGATAATATGTCAGAAGTAAAATTAATTAGTATAACAAAGCCAGTAATCGATGGCGTTAATACTGCTGAAGAACTGATCAGTTTTTGTGCTAGAGTATCAAATCCTGGAAATCAGATGAATAATGAAACATCATCAAAACTTTTAAGATATCTACTCAAATCAGCACATTTCAGTCCATTTGAAATGGTTGATGTATGTTTAGAAATCAAGACTACTCGTGATATTGGTCGACAAATTTTGAGACATAGGTCTTTTGTGTTTCAAGAATTCAGTCAGAGATATGCTGCAGTCACTGATCAATTTGAGTATCGTGAAGCACGTTTGCAAGATGAGAAGAATCGCCAAAATAGTGTTGAATTAGATAAAAAAGATTGCACACATCAAGAATGGCAATGGGTACAAGAAAAAGTAGCAAACGAGTGTTTAGATGCATATGAATGGGCATTGCAGCGAGGTATTGCAAAGGAACAAGCACGAGCAGTTTTGCCAGAAGGTATGACTAAAAGTACTTTATATGTCAAAGGTTCTTTGAGAAGTTTTATTCACTACATTCTTGTTAGACATCATCCGGCTACACAAAAAGAGCACAGAATTGTTGCTCAACAAGTATATGATGTTGTGTTCAAAGAATTTCCAAGCCTAAAAGATTACATGGAAGAGCTGATTGCTGAATCGGCATAAATAAGTTGCACAACATAGATAATGGAGATATTATGGAGCCACTGACTGTAGGAAATATTCAATTTGGACCAGAAACAACACCTGAAACGCGCCGCATGTTGCGACAGCAAGAATTAATTAATCGCCGACATCCCCATTTGAGACAAATAAAGGTTTATTCTGAATCAAAACATGGATTGCCATCATATGAAACTAGTGGTGCATCTGGGATGGATCTTCGAGCAAATGAAGAAGTAAAAATTTATCCACATGAAACTGTAACTGTAGGTACAGGATTGTATATTGAAATGGATTCTTCAGTAGAAATGCAAATACGTCCAAGATCAGGTTTATCACTAAAAACAAAGATTCGTGTAGCAAACACACCGGGAACTATTGATTCTTGTTATCGTGGAGAAATTCGTGTTATTCTTGAAAATGTGGGTAATGAATTAATTGAAATTAAAGATGGTGATCGTATTGCACAAGCAGTTATTGTTCCTGTATTGAAATGTGTATGGGAACAAGTTGAAACGAAAGAATCTCTATCCGCAACAGATAGAGGCGAAGGTGGCTTTGGAAGCACAGGTGTTAAATAATAATAATAAAGGAATAGATTATGACAATGGACGTAACACAAAGTATTTTATCTGACATTACTGTATTTAATAAATACGCAAAATGGATTCCAGAAATAAATCGTAGAGAAACATGGGATGAACTTTGCGAAAGAAATATGGCAATGCATATACGAAAATATCCTGCGATTAAAGAAGAAATTAAAGATGTTTATCGTAAGTTTGTTTATACTAAAAAAGTGTTACCGTCCATGCGATCTATGCAATTTGGGGGCCGATCAATTGAATTGAGCAACAATCGTATGTTTAATTGTTTCAGTGAAGACACTTCATTTGTAACAACCCTTGGAGTAAAATCGTTTTCTGATTTTTCAGATGGTGATGTAGTGTTAGTTCCAACTCACACTGGGAACATTAAACCTGCAATAGTAAAATCATATGGGATACAAAAATTAAATGATGTTATATTCAAAAGAGGACAATCTAAAAAAACAATTAGAGTAACAGATAATCATCGTTGGATTTTGCATAATGGAGAAAACACCACAAATTTAAATGTTGGAGACAGCATCAAGTTTCCCGCACTGCAAGACCAATTTGATTATGATAATG